CAACCAGGCGCCAGACGCAAACAAGCAAAGAGGCTTCAGATGTTCAGGAAACCGTTACTCGCATGCCTGGCAGCGATGTTGATGACGAGCTGCGCAGAGACTGGCTCAACAAATAACACCGTCGTTGTGGACACCGCCTGTAACTGGGTAAAGCCGATCCTCGTTACCGAGGCCGATATCCTGTCAATGGACGACCGCACCAAGCGAGCCATTCTGACCCACAACAAAACATGGAAAGCTAACTGCCAGCAGGAAGCCAAATGAGTGCTTACTCCATCTACAACATCATATCCGGCGGCGCTATTGCTGCCCTGCTAATGACATGGGTGTTCTTCTGGCTCTACCTGAAGCAGGAACGCCGTCACCGCGATGAACTCAGGAAGATGCAGCGTGAAGTTGTGATGGAGATAAAGAGTGCTCATAAGCTGAATTAGAGCAGGAAAGAGAACCTCATCCCTGAGGCTCTGACACAGTCTATCCACTGGAATTTAAGCATAGCCACCTGGCTAACCTTGCGAGTATTGACTATTGAGCAAATGAGCAATATAAATGGGCCATGCTGTCACACTAGCATCCGCTCTTAATATCTCGCTCTGGAAAAGAGCAGCATCAAACCTCGCCATCGTGCGGGGTTTTTTTACGCCTGAATCTCACCGCGCACCGCAGCGCATCTAACCACGTCGAACCCAACCCTTTGGAATGAGCCTTTGAGGAGTCAGTTAGTGCTGGCGAGCCTCGACGGGCTGATCTCCTATGCGGCAAAGGTTCATCTCAAAGAGTAGGTACACGCTATGAAATCATTAACCCTCTTCAATCAACCAATCCGTGTCGGGGAAGACGGCATGATCTGCCTCACCGATATGTGGAAAGCCAGTGGCAAAAGTGATGCTGAATCGCCTTATCACTATCTGCGAAACAAGCAGACCAAGGAGTTCCTGGCCGAGCTTGAGAAAAACCACGAATCTGTGGTTTTCACTGCGCGCGGCGTACACGGCGGAACTTATGGCGGGAAATTTGTTGCTTACGATTACGCTGCCTGGTTAAACCCCGGGTTCAAGTACGCGGCCTATAAAGTCCTCGATGACTACTTCACTGGAGAGCTTCAGCATCGCAACAGCTTAAGTGCGCAACTCAACATGAAATGTCATGAGTTTGACCAGAAGAAAGACATGGCGAGCTTCTGCGGGCAAGGCCTCGCGGCATGGCGCTATACGAAACCTGTGTTGGTTGCTGAGATTAACACCCTTGCTAACCAGTTGCAGATTACGATCCCCGGGCTGCCTGGATGAGTAATCGCGTCATCGAATGCGCCTCCAGAGCGGGGCGCGACTTCTCAGAGTTCATGAAAGGCGAGAAGGGCATGATGGAAGCGCTGGCCTCGGTGGATCAGTTTGGCGAGCAACTCCGTCTTAACGGATGCGTCAATCATCACTTTGTAAGTTACATGATGCGTAACTCGATCATGCAGGCATTCATGGACATGGCAAATGCCGAGAAGAAAGAAGAACGCCGCCGTAAACGAGCTGAAGCGAAAGCAAAGTCGAAGTAACCATTACAAAGCTCATCCCTGGGTGGGCTTGATAATGGATATCCCCTACGGAGGATAAATTGCAAATACACCCTATAGGGGATAAGTGGAGTAACCAATGGCAACATGCAGACTGTCGCTTCAAATCAAAAGCAGGTGGTGGCTGCCGGTTTATCTACGGACGCTGGCACTGTTCTGCATGTTGATGAGATGCGAGCCCAACTACCAAAAGGTGTCCGCATTCATTGTTAAACACGGTATCAGCCAGAAGGTGAAAGCAGAGCCGGTCAAAGACAAAACGGAGTAACCCATGGCTAACGATGACGAGCGCAGGCCATACCCGCCAGTTAACTTCATCGCCTCCGACAACTGGCAGCCATACACCCGGCTCATTCCCGCCAATGAAGTGCATGAGTGGGTAAGCCGCCAAATCCTCAGCGATACCGGAAGCATCCATAACCCTGACCACGAACACCTGTTAGAGGCTGACCTCTGCTTCATGTGGGCGTCCGATTCGTTCGCTAAGAAAGGGCGGTATGTCCTCGGCCAAGCCGAGCAGGTAATGCTACGCGCCGGTGGTTGGCAGAAAGCCAGAATGGAACAGCAGATGCATGAATGGTTCGGGCGCATACCGAAGTTCATCATCACGTTGGCAGCCGATTACTGCTCACAATGCAGTGACCTCGAGTTCTGCGCTCTGGTGGAGCATGAGCTTTACCACATCGCCCAGGCCACTGATGATTTCGGCGCGCCTAAATTCAACAAAGAGACCGGGCAGCCAGTGCTTACACTGCGCGGCCACGACGTCGAAGAATTCACTGGTGTCGTTCGTCGATACGGTGCCAGCAAAGAAGTACAGGAGCTCGTTGATGCTGCCAATGCGCCAGCAGAAGTGGCTCACATCGATATAGCCAGGTCATGCGGTACATGCATGCTAAAGCTGGCCTAACAATATGACTGATTATGACAGGCAGGTAATTCATGGCGACACTGAAAGGTGAGGTCAAAGCCTTCATCGTTCAGTCCCTTGCCTGCTTCGATACTCCATCTCAGGTGGTGGAGCTGGTCAAAAAAGAATTTGGCCTGAGCATCACGCGTCAGCAGGTCGAATCCCACGACCCGACGAAAGCAAACGGCAGGGGGCTGGCGCAGAAATGGGTAGACATGTTCAATGCCACCCGCGAACGCTTCCAGAATGAAATCTCCGATATTCCGATCGCCAACAAGGCGTACCGCCTTCGAGTTCTCGACCGTATGGCAACGCGTGCCGAGGGAATGAAGAACCTCGCGTTAACCGCAGAGATTATCGAGCAGGCCGCCAAAGAGTGCGGCGACGCTTACACCAACAGGCATAAATTCGAGCATTCCGGGCCAAATGGTGGCGCTATCCAGACGATCACCATGAGCAAAGAGGAATACAAATCCGCACGGCAGGAGATGATGGAGGATGACGACTGCTGAGCAAAAGACATTCGCCCGCCGGGTGGAGTGTGAAGAGGACGGTCTGTATTACGCGCGCTACTTCTTCAAGCAGCGCACCGGCGGCAAGATGATTGTCGCGCCTCACCATAAGGTGATTCAGCAGACGCTGGACCGCGTTATCGATGGTGAGATTACGCGCCTGATCATCAACGTTCCGCCTGGGTACACAAAGACGGAACTGGCGACCATCAACATGATGGGCCGCGGACTGGCGCTAAACTGCCGGGCCAGATTCATGCACCTGTCCTATTCACATAACCTGGCGCTGCTGAACTCCTCAACCGCGCGCGGCATGATTAAGTCGCAAGCCTATCAGTCTATGTGGCCGATGGCGCTGCGCGATGATGCCGACAGTAAAGCGATGTGGTGGACCGAACACGGCGGCGGCGTTTATGCGTCGTCAGCAGCCGGGCAGGTTACCGGCTTCCGTGCCGGGCACATGGAGCCAGGCTGGCAGGGCGCGCTGATTATCGATGACCCGGTAAAGCCGGATGATGCTTACTCGGAGATAGTCCGCGACGGCGTGAACAACCGCTTCAACGAGACAATCAAATCACGACTGGCGATCGAGACGACGCCGATGATTGTCATTATGCAGCGGATCCACTACCACGACCTAAGCGGCTATCTTCTGCGGGGCGGCAGCGGCGAGAAGTGGCATCACCTGAATCTGCCGGTGCTGATCAATAACAGCCTGTCATATGCTGACCAGTACCCGGAGAACACCCACGCCATTCCGATTGACCATGGTCTGCCTGATGGCTGGCTATGGCCGTTTAAGCATAACGAGTCGCACCGCGTTTCACTCTTTTCCCACCGGCGCACCGCTGAAGCCCAGTACATGCAGAACCCGAAACGCTTCAACGCGGAGGGTGCTCTGTGGAACGAGGAGATGATCAGCGCCGCCAGAGCGCTCAACATCACTGAAGAGCTATCGCGAACGGTAATTGCGATTGACCCACAGGCTACGAACAGTGAAGAAAGTGATGAGACGGGTATCGTGGCCGCAAGTGTTCATGGCGTCGGAGATCCCAGGCAATACTCTGCTGATGGCGATTACAGTGGGAAGTATTCACCCAATGGTTGGGCGACGAAGGCGATAGAGGCTTACGACATTCATGAGGCCGATGCGATCGTCATTGAGACCAACCAGGGCGGTGACATGGCTGAGGACACTCTCAGAAACGCCGGGTTTAAGGGCCGGATTATCCGCATCCACGCCAGTAAGGGTAAATTTGCCCGAGCAGAGCCAATTTCAGCACTCTATTCGCAGGGGCGGGTTGCCCATCGTGGCAATCTCTACAACCTCGAAAATCAGCAAATGGAATACATCCCAACCACTGCCAAAAAATCACCCGATCGGCTTGATGCTCTCGTGTGGGCAATGACTGAGTTAAGCGGTCAGGGCGTCGGCGCAGTTTTCTTCTAAGGAGCATCGCCAGTGAGCGAACAAGATAACGGCCTTCAACTGGCTGTGAACAACCTCGCCACTGAAATGAGGCGAGCGAATTACCTGAATGCCATCGGCATCGGCGGTGGAAACACAAAGCGCCCGACGCTCTATCAGGAGTTTGGCTACCCGCGTGAGATCACCTTCAGCGATTTCTACAACATGTACCGCCGCAATGCCGCCGGATTCGCTGTTGTGCATCGCCTGCTGGATGGTTGCTGGCAGGACTACCCGGTCATCGTGGATGGCGACCAGACGAAGGTGTCGAAAGAAACGAACGCCTGGGAAAAGAAAATCACCAAATTCATGAAGAAATTGTGGCCGAAGGTGAAGGACGCCGACCGGCGCAATATGGTAGGTCGTTACTCCGCGCTGCTGTTGCAGGTCAAAGATAATCTGGACTGGAAAGAACCGGTCGACATCAAGCTGGTTAAGACCCTCGGTGAGCCAGCGCTGGTAAAACTGATCCCCGTATGGGAGCCGCAGTTAACTGTCGCCGAGTGGGATAACGACCGGAAATCTCCGACCTTTGGCCAGCCGCTGATGTTTAACTTCAACGAGCAGCCTGTTGGCAATGAACAATTCGTAGGCCCGATGCGCGGAGAGCCAGTACACCCAAGCCGGGTGATCCTGTTCTGTGAAGGTTCAGAGGACGAAAATGTCCTCTCAGGTATCCCGCTGCTTGAAGCTGGCTATAACAAGGGGCTGGACCTCGAGAAAGTATCCGGCGGTGGCGCTGAGGGCTTCCTGAAGAACGCCAGCCGTCAGATCGCGGTTGAGTTCAGCAAAGACACGGACATGGCCACGCTTGCCAGCCAGGCAAAGGCAGCTGGTTATGACGATCTCGGCCAGGCTATGGGCGACAAGGTCAACAAACTGAACCGCGGAACCGACGCCGCCGCTGTCATGCAGGCCGGTCAGATGCGCGTGCTCAGCGTGACGCCGGGCGACCCGGGGCCGACGTGGGAAGTTACCGCAAACGAATTGGCCGCTTCGGTGCAGATCCCATTCACCATCCTGTTTGGTCAGCAGACCGGACGCCTGGCGAGCGACGAGGACAAAACCGACTGGGCTATTCGTCGCAACACTCGTCGCAATGGGTTCCTGACTGATCGCATCACCGCATTGCTGGAGCGGTTCTGGACGCTTGGGATTATCGACCCGCCTACCAAAGGCGAAGTGACAATCTCGTGGAGTGACCTGCTGGCTCCGGGCGAGAAAGAGAAGATCGAGAACGCTTCTAAACTGGCCGACATCGTGCAGAAAACATCTGGATTCTATGGTGGGGAACCCCCATTTACCGCCAACGAACTGCGCGAGATTGTTGGACTGGACCCGCTGCCTGAGCCCAAAGAACCACCAAAACCGGACGATAAGGTGACAACCGATGATCCACTGGACGATGACACCAGAACAGACGGCAAAGGTGGGCCTGCCGATCGTACCGCGCAGCAAGGTTGACCCGACTCGATCGGCAAAGCAGGTCAGCGCGATGTACCGGGATATCGAAGAGCGGTATCTCGACATCAAGCGCGCGTTAAAGGCTTTGTTCGACCAGCGCCTGACCGGGCTGGAGCGCGAGGTTAACAGCCACAACTGGCACTTCCTGTGCCACGTTAACGGCGATGACCAGCGGCTTTACCAGGTCAACGCTGGCCGGTTCATCTACGATATGACTCCGCAGGAACTGGCTGAACTGCTCGAGGCGGTGCAGGCCATCCTGGATGATTATCTGCTGGAAGGAGGCGAGCAGAACCAATGGGCGATGGATTACGTCGCCGCTGAGGCCCGGAGAGGGACTTTAGAAGCCTTTAACAACCTCTCGCAGCAGTCGCAGGTCTACGCCAGCCAGACGACGCTACAGCAGCTTTTAAGCAGCCCCGGTCACCTTAATCAAATTGCATCCGCCCGACTGACAACGTTCAGCGACTGGAAGGCGATCAGCGACGCCGCCCGGGCAGACCTGACAGGCATCATCACCGATGCTGTGGCACGTGGGGTTAACCCGCGGGAAACGGCCAGCGTAATCAGTAAACGTCTCGATGTGTCGATGAGCCGGGCAAAGTCGATTGCTCAGACCGAGCAGGTCGGTGCGCTGCGGCAGGCTCAGTGGAACGAAACAGACTGGGCTGCTGACCGGCTTGGGCTGAATACCGGCCTTTTATGGCTTTCTGCGCTAAAGCCGACAACGCGAAGCTGGCACGCCAGCCGACACGGCAAGATCTACACCACGGAAGAGGTGCGGGACTTCTACGCCGAAAACGGCAACCGGTACAACTGCTACTGCAGCCAGATACCGGTGCTGCTAAACGACGACGGCAGTATCTTCAATGAAGGGTTGGCGGATAAGCTGGCGAAAGAAAGAAAATCTTGGAATGATAATTAAATGAGAATAATCTCTAACCTCTTATGATATGGAGGTTTTTATGATTGACCAAAATACGGTAGTGCATGTGTCCTTCGGGATGGATCAAGACGTCAACCTTGGCAAGATAGCCATTTTCGAATATACAGTCCCAAGTTCAAATGGTCGCTTGAAGATAACCTTCTCCCACCATGAAGACCCTTTCAATAAAAGCGATATCGCTGAAATCATGAAGCGCGCGACAAATGTCGTTGAATTAACGTTCATAAGCGATAACGAAAAGCATACCTACACTGTCATTCTTGAGGAAGTTAAACTCAAGACCGGTGAAGGATGGGAGCTTCTGGAGCTGACAGCTGTTCGTGTATAGAGTCGTATAAAATCATTTTAAAGGTCGCTTAGGCGGCCTTTTTTATTGCCTGAAATACACCAATGAGGCCTGAATGTGGACACTTAAATATGATGGGCCCGGATGGGTTTATCAAAAGCCGGGAGCAACGATCGAGCTAAGGCATGAGAGCGGCAAGGTGCTAAATGTCGAGGCGTCCTGGTGGTTCCCTGTTAAGCCCACCAAGAAGCAACTCCGCCAGGCGCGGAAAAACAAACTTCATTAACGAGGACGCAACGTGAAGCTATCCAGCATCCACGTGAAATCCTTGGCCATCAACGCCTCCAATATCTCAACGACAACCATCAACGGTCAGGAACACTACGTCATTCGTGGTGCGGTTCCTATCGTCGATGACATCGTAATGAACGGTGGGCTCTATCCGGCTGAGGAGATTAACAACAGCTACCAGACGATGGAGCGCAAGTTAATGCCGCTCGGACATCCGATGGTTGGCGGCAAATACGTGAGCGCCAACGACCCGCAGGCGGTTAACGATTACTACGCCGGGGCATGGGCTCAGAACGTCAGCAAGGCCAGTGACAAGGTCGTGATGGACGTTTACGTCAACAAGGCGGTGGCAGAAACCAAGCCTGACGGTAAGCGCCTCATTCAGCGCCTGGATGACATGATCACCGGCAATAACGCCGAACCGATCCACGTTTCCACCGGTCTGCTGCTGAACAAAGAGCAGAAGGCGGGCGAGTCGAAGGGGAAGAAACACTCCTGGGTCGCCCACAACATGCAGTTCGACCACATCGCCATCCTGCTGGATGAACCGGGCGCCGGTACGCCGGAAGAGGGCGTCGGCATGTTCGTGAACGCTGACGGGCAGGAAGGGGAGGTCGAAACCGCCAGCCTCATCGATGCGGCTAACAGCCTCAAAGACGGCCTTCTGAACAAGGTGAAGTTCTTCTTCACCCACAACTCCGGCGCCTCATTCGATGAAATCTACCAGATGCTGCGCGAGGCTATCCGCGCCCCGTCCGGCAGTGACGTTTATCGCTATGTAGTGACCGTCTGGCCGGACAAATTCATCTACGAAGAGGGCTCAAAACTCTTCCAGCAGAAATACCTCATCGATGACAACGCGGTAACGCTGGTCGGTGAGCACATCGAAGTCGTGCGCAAACCCACTGAGTACGAAGTCAAAATCAACGGAGAACAAAACCCGATGAAACAGAAGATGATCGCCGCGCTCAATGCCGCAGGCGTAACAACCGAGGGGCTGACCGACGATCAGGTCTGGGATGCCTACAACCAGCAGATGCAGAAGAAAGCCGGTGGCGGCGATCCGGCTGGCGCTCAGGTGAATACTGATGCCATTACCGCAGCGGTAAACGCTGCTCTCACTCCGCTGACCGACAAAATCAGCCACCTGGAAACGCAGTTGCAGGCCAATGCGGAAAAAGATATCACCGCGAAGCGCCAAGCGGTGAAAGCCAAGTTCCCGTTCATGACCGAAGCGGCGATCAACTCGCTGGTTGGCGACGCGCTGAACGATATGTTCTCGCAGTGCCAGACCAGCACCGGGCTGAACCCTGCATTCCAGGGTAACGGCGCACAAAGCGAAATCCTTACCATGGAGGCACCTGAATAATGGCACTCGCTCCTCGTTTCCATACCGTAATCGCGGGTCCGGCCCGCAAGAATGACCCACAGGTCATTGAGGCGCTCTGCAAGGTAGCCATCCTGCCAGGTTCACTTGTTGAACTTGATGCTACCGGGCAGTGGATTTACCACGCAACGGCAGGCGGCACTGGCGTTCCCCTGACTATGCAGCACAACTACATTGGTGGTGGTGATATCCGTGATGCAGTGCCAGCAGGTGATACTGGCGCGGCCATCATGTGCGAAGACGATGTCGATTACCACATGCGCGTTAAAGCCGGGCAAGTGCTGTTGGAGAACGAAGGTCTGATCTCCAACGGTGACGGCACCCTGGCGAAGTCGACCACCCCGGCCACTGACCACATCCTCTTCTACTCACGCGAGAAAATCACTGTCGGCGCGGAAGCGCAACTCGTGAAAGTTCGCAAATCAGGGAAAGCAACCGCATGAGCATGATCGTTTTCAACAAAAAGCTGGTTACCGAACATAACCAGATTAAGCAGGCGTGGAATCAGCTGCTGATGCAGCGTGAAGCGTTCAACATCAACCAGAACACCATCACCGCCCAGTACAACGGCGCGCTGGAAGTTAACCAGGCCGCGCTGATCTCCAAAGACTACTGGCGCGAAGTGGACAACATCACCACCCGCGTATTCCGTAATGACGAAGGTAACGGTCTGCTGGATGACCTGCTGGGTCTTGGTACGCCGATCTCTATCGGCAAAACCGCCGCTCTGTACCGCGTCTCCAGCGATGCTGGCAAGGTACACCGCACCCTGACCGGCCATGTTCCGGAAGAGCTGGATAAAGTCATCTACGACGAAGCAGGCGACCCGATCCCAATCTTCAACACAGGCTACAGCCGTGAATGGCGTGAATGGAACGGCATGCAGTCGGAAAACCTCGACGCGATGGCCGACGACCAGGAAGCGCACGTTGCGGCCATTCGTGAAGACATGGCTGACTACATGCTGTCTGGTGACGCGAAGGTGAAGGTGAAGGGCTACGTCGGTGCAGGCATCACCAACCACGCCAACACCAATCAGGTGGATCTGAGCGCATCCGGTCTGAACATCGACCTGACGACCTCGACCCCAGATGAGTCGGTAGCGTTCTTCACCGGCCCGTTCGCGAAGCTCCTGGACGATAACTACGTGCAGGAGAAGGTGAAGGTGTGGGTGTCGCCTGACATCATGCGTAACCTGAGCAAACCGTATTCCTCCGCTGCCGGCTTCAAAGAAGGCACCGTGCTGGAGTACATCCTGCGCTACGGCCGCATCGAGTCTGTGAACCAGACCTTTAAACTGACGGGTAACCACTTCATCGCGTACGTGCGCAATTCGCAGTACATCAAGACGCGTATCGCCGCGCCGGTGGGTACCTTCATGATCCCGCGCCAGAATCCGTTCGACAACTACAACACTCTGGTATGGAGTGCGGTAGGTCTGCAGATCAAACGCGATTTCAACGGTCGCTCGAAAGTGTTCAACGCACAGGGTTAAGGGGCTTCGGCCCCTTTTCTTCAGGAGAGAACATGCAAAAGTTAAGAATCGAAAAATCGGGCTGCTGGGGCACGATTGATGGTGTATTCCAGCAACTGCCTGTAGGTCATGAGTTCATTGCGGAATCCGTTCCGCCAGCGTTCGCAGGCCGGGTATCAGTCGTCGGTGAAGTCGGTGAGCAGGAGCTTGAGGTCGCCACGCCGGGCGATACTCCTGCAGAGCAGGCAGAGCAGGCAGAGCAGGCAGAGCAGGCAGAGCAGGCAGAGCAGGCAGAGCAGGCAGAAACCTCCTCTAAATCGAAGAAGGCGAAATAACCATGGCTGACCCAATCACGGCGGCAGACGTGCAGGCGTTCCTCGGTGAATTGGGTTACTCCATTCCGGGGGCGCTGCTGGACCCGATCCTCTGCGTGGTAAACAAAATCATCCCGTGCCTCGACGGGGCCGGGTATGACGACTGCACCGCAAAGCTGATCCTGATGTACGCGGCCGCGCTGATGGCGACGTCCTCCGGCGCGCGACGAATCAAATCGCAGGGTGCGCCGTCTGGCGCGTCACGCTCGTTTGAGTATGGCGACGACAGCATCACCTGGCTGCGCGACTCACTGGGTCGCCTCGATACCAGTGGCTGTACCGGGGAGCTGCCGATCAGCGCTGGTAACAGCGTCGGCATGTTCATGGTTGTCGGGGGCTGCTGATGACCTGGACATCCGTAAGCGTCCGGCTGCCGCGTTCGTTCACCCGCGTCTGGGTGCTGACCGACACCGGGCGGGAGACTACTGGCTACGTTAAATCGGACGGCGAGTGGTTCATCAACTGCCCGCGCATCCGGGCGACTGGAGCGAAGGTGCTGAGGTGGAAGGAATGAAACGAGGCGGGTTACTGCAAAACAGCCGGCTTTATCGTGTCGGTGAGGTCGTCATGGGTTCATTCATCCCACCGAATGCCCGTAAGCGCAGTGAGCAGCTTAAAGGCCATGCCGGAAACGTGCCGGTGGTGCTGCGCTGGAATGAGTGAAATATGGCGACTGTAACAAGCATGGTTGGCGCATTGAATGTGACGGTGGTTTATCGCGTTTCTGGTGAGGTTAAAACCTTCAAAGAGATAGTGGTTGCACCAATCGTCATTGAGCGGTATTTGCGACTGGAATGCGGAGATGCCATAGGGCTTTTCGTGCCGGTCGGTAAAGGCCAGCAAGTCAATGCGCTGAACATCGAGTGGTTTGAGATTGAGCGCGTAACGGCGCCAAAGGAGTAGCCAGTGTCATCAGCTGCAAACTGGTCCTACACCGCCAAGGCCACCATCTGGCGTAAAGGTGCAGGCGGCAGGGACGAGAATGGCGATCCCATAAACGGCTATGACGCACCGGTAGTCATCATGGTCGATTATGAGGGCGGCCTGTCAAAGCGCATCGGCAACCTTGGCGCCGAAATCGTCGTGAAGAACACCGTCTGGACTGAGTACGCGCTGGCCGACGCCGGTGATTACCTGCTGATTGGTGAATCCACTGAATCCGACCCGGTTGCCGCTGGCGCTGACGAGGTGCGGCAGGTTATCCGCTACGCCGATACGTTCGAGCGAGTGGCGGACGATTTCGCCATTCTGACTGGAGTCTGATCATGGGCATCAAAGTGAAGGGTATCAGCCAGGCGAAAAAGCATCTGAACGACCTCATAAACGACGTTCAGGGCCGGAAAGCAGTCCGCGCCATCCAGTCTGCGTTGATTCTTATTGGTGCCCGGGCCGCTTATTACACCCCCATCGATACCTCTACGCTGGTGAACAGCCAGTTCCGGGAAATTGATGCGGGTGGCGTGATTATTACCGGGCGTGTCGGTTATTCGGCCAACTACGCGGCGTATGTCCACGAGGCGTCCGGCAAGTTGAAAGGCCAGCCGCGTGCGCACTTCGGTACCACACGAGCAGGGCAGGAGTTTGGCGGCGGAACCGGGACTGGGAACTACTGGGATCCGCACGGTGAACCTCAGTTCTTGACCAAAGGCGCAAACGAAGAGCGCGATGCTATCGATGCAGTGATGCGCAAGGAGCTTTCGCTATGACCAGAGATACATTCCACCACTGTGAAGATGGTCGCGGGCATCGGCAGGTGTTTGTTAATGGCAACAGAATCAGCCGCGTTATATGGGCTGATGAAGTGAAAGGAATTGTGTGTTTTCATCCTGAGCCGCTTAGATGCCATAGGCGAGGGCCTTTGCGTGTTTATTCTCGCAAGCTGCGTGGCAAGGTGGTGGTGGTCTTTGATGACGAGGTAAAAACCAAATGACACCCATGATGCATGAGCGTGTGCGCAATATGTTCGGTGATGCTGGTCTGACAGCCGGATTCACGGTGCAGAAGCTGATGTATGACGACCCGGAAGATCTGACCCAGGCCGTGATGGTATTCCGGCCAAACGGTGGTTCGAACATCCGTCACGACCTTGGCTCTGAGCATCACGTACTCGTCGATGTGATCGGTGCGAAGGATAAGCGCGGCGACGCCACCAATGCTGTACAGCGCATCATCGATTATGTTCAGGCTAACCCTATGGCTGATGAGTGTGTCGGCTACATCCAGAACATGGGCGCAATCCCTGCGCCGGTGCTTACGTCAGAAGGGCGGATAGTCTTCCGACTCCAGTTCGCCTGCACCTACGGCGAATAGCCATACCAACCAAATAGACCCGCTCCGGCGGGTTTTCTTTTTTATACGTCAAAGAGGAAGTTTCTATGGCTAATTGCCAGAACTCGAACGAACGCCTGTTCGGTGGTGCAGTCGTACTGGAAGTCGCCGATGGTTGCCCGGACGTCAAACCACTCGAAGCTGAGTGGAAGGCGCTGGCGGCCGGTACGTCGAAAGGCTTCGACTTTAACCCGAACTCGGTAACCTCAGATGCGGATGACGGCGGCGGCTATGTCGAAACCATCATCACCAACAGTGATTTTACCCTGAGCTTCGAGGGCGAGGTCCGCAAGAAGGATAAACTGGATCAGTACGGTGTCGGCAAATTCATCAAGTATTTCGCTGACGAGTTGAAGGCCAAGCGCCAGCCCGGTATCTGGGTGCGTATGGACTACGGCCCGATAGAATTTATCGGCTACATGAACATCACGGCGCTGAGTTCTGACGGCGGTACCAACGATATCGTCACGTTCTCTACCGAGTTCAAAGTGGGCGATGCCAGCACCATCGAAGTTAACGAAGTGACGGCAGTGGCGGTGACCGGCGTAACGGTTACCCCAGCTACCAGCACCGGCGCGGCAGGCGGCACCAGCACCTTTACGGTGAACATCGCCCCGACCGGCGCAACCAACAAAGACTTCACCGTAGCATCTACCGATCCAACCAAAGCCACTGCTACAGCTTCCGGCAACACCGTTACGGTGAATCGCGTCGCCACCGGCAGTGCGCAGATCATCATTAACACCGAAGACGGCAACTTTGTGGCCGTGCACACGGTTACCGTTACCTAACGGCCATTCCAAAGGGTGGCCACGGCTGCCCTTGATAATGATCGTTACCCAGGAAGGAACATGACAGCACTGATCGATATTGGCGAGTTCTCTGTGAGTGACGGCCGGGACGGAGGAAAGGATTACCTGCTCAGACCATCCTTGATGGCTATGACGCGGATCGGCACGCCAGCGGAGATTGTTCAGGCGTATGCCACGGTACACGGTAGTGATGTTGCCGCCGTCATCCAGCTTTGTACTGGCACGCTTGGCCGCTTCCCTGAGTGGCTGTCGCCATCTATGAATCGCATTGCAGAACGACTGCTGTCGCTTAGCATGCATATCATGCAGGCCTGCTGTGATGACGATCTCACCCCGATGATAGGTGAGTGGAAAGGTTGGAGCCGGTACGTTGTTTACCGGCCCGGGCAGATGCCACGAAACGACATCATCGTGCTGGCTCAGCACCTCATGCAGCATGGCGTCGTTGGCAAAGCCAGTGTGCGCCGTCTTCAGCGCCATGAGTCAGGCGAAACTACGAATGAGTTTAAGGCCTTTGACTACATTAGCGCGGCGCGTAGCCACTTCGGCATGATCCGGGATGAAGCGGCGGCGCTGACCATGACCGAGTTTCAGCTGATGCTGGCGCAGAAATATCCTGATCAGAAGGGCTTCACCCGCGAAGAGTACGATGGTATCCAAGATGCATTCCTGGCGAAGCAGGCTGCGAGAAGGGATCGGGAACGGGTAAGGCAGACGTAGCCAGACATTTTCCCAGGTATCCGCTTGAGATCAATAAATCACCGTTTGCCGTTGCATCAGGTTATTCTTTGGATAAGATGCTTCCGATTGCAATCAAATGGATGATGAAAATGAAGAAAATGGTAATGATGGCCTTAGGTGCGGCACTTTTGGCTGGTTGCGCCTCCTCTGGGAATCAGCAACTGAAAAATGAGACTGAGACAAGTGTTCAGACAAAAATTCAGGAAGGGAAAACGACTAAAGCTGAGGTTAAATCATTTTTCGGATCCCCGGACGCTGTTTCTTACACGGATGGAGGGAATGAAATCTGGAAGTATTCTTTCGCGAAAGTGAAGGTCAACGGCACTTCATTCATTCCTTTCTACGGCCTATTCCATAATGGAACCAACGGCACAAAGAAAGAACTTACCGTGTTATTCAACGATGACAAGGTGAAGAAATACACAATGGCTGAGTCCGCTATTAACACCAAATCCGGGTGGGCTGACTAAAAGCCCTGCTTGCCTCGCTAGCATGTGGGCTTGAGGTTTGTGTTGCATTGTTCTTACCCTATTGAGGGGATGGGTAGATGAAGAAAACATTGGCATGCTTATCGTTAATTTTATTCATTTCCGGCTGTGATGCGGGCGGGAATGAAAGCGTTAATGGTGGCTCTGAAATTGCTTTGGCAATGTTTAAATCTGCAATGAGTGAGGGTGATCACCCACCATTCACCTATAAGGGGCTCGTTTTCAAACCAGACCAGCAAAACTCCAGCAAAGCTATAAGCGGATGGGTTTGCGGCGATGGCACTATGAAACGTGATGATAAAACCTTTGAATTTAAGGTTAGAGGGCACGTCATCAAAACAGAAAATATTTCATATGTAGGCGATATCGCGGCACTGCTGGATAATACCGAAATGGTTAAATACGACACCCTTTACAATAAATACTGCAAAGAGTAAGCAATTAATTAACTTAATCAACCTCGCTCCGGCGGGGTTTTTTTATGCCCGGAGAAAGCTATGGCAGGTGAGAAAAACGCTGGCAGCATCGTCTATGAAATCAGCGCTGATGTTGAACCACTGCTGCAGGGCGGAAAGCAGGCAATTGACGCTCTGGACAAACTGGATGCCGCAGCGCAGCAATCTGGAAAGGGAATGGATGGGCTTGACCAGAGCACATCCCAAACCGGAGCAGCATTCACCGAACTGGCTGGGTATGCCAACTCAATGGACAATCAGCTGCGCAAGCTGAACACCAATGTGAGTGGAATTGCTCGTGCCATGGAAGAGGCCCGCAGCGGTACTGGCGGCGCTAACAGCGAGTTTAATCGCGCGGAATCAATTATCGAGGCGATGGGTAACCAACTGGCGGTGCTGGACGAAGCTCAGGAGAATGGCGCGCGGAGTGCCGCCGTACTGGCTGCCCAGTTGCGTGCCGGTTCAAAGGCAACAGAAGAAGAAAAGCAAAAGATCGGTGAACTTACCGGCCGTCTGTATGACATGAAAACGGGAGTGGAGACCGGAGCGAAAGGAACGGGAGCCTGGAAAAACAGCATGCAACAGGCTGGCTACCAGGTTCAGGATTTCATCATTCAGGTTCAAGGTGGTCAGTCTGCTCTTGTGGCGTTTGCTCAGCAAGGTTCACAGCTTGCTGGCGCATTCGGTCCTGGCGGCGCGGTAATTGGCTCTGTTATCGCCCTCAGTTCTGTTCTGGCTGGCGTGCTAATCACATCTCTTAATGGCGGCAAAAACGCCATGGATGCGCTGAAAGATGCAGCCGAGGCGATGGATAAAGTCATTACCATTTCTCAAAATGGTGTGGCCGCGCTGTCAGATAAGTATGCAATGCTCGCTAAAACTAACGCAGAAGCAGCGACCATACTCCGCAATCAGGCCATCATTGAATACAACTCAGCTGTTTCAAAGATCCCTAAGGCTATTGGAGATGCGGCCGCTTCGGTAATTGATTTTGGCGATAAAGCTCTTAGCGCTTTTTCAGGTGGCTATGCATCAATTAAGGGTTTCAGTGATCGACTTGCCTCACTAAATATCACCACTGATGACTATACAGAGGCAATGAAGCAGGCCTATGGCGCTGGGCAGGCTTTCCAGGCCACAGCGAGTAGCATCGGCAATACTGTTGGATCTGTAGCAAGTAAGTTTGCAATCTCTGAGCAAGCCGCCTTTAAACTTGTCAAACAAATGGATGAAGTGCAGCGAACCAAATCCACAGAAGCGCTTCAAAGATTGGTCATAGAATTGCAAAATACCAAAAGCTCATCAGATAGCGGAACTAACGCTATCATCGAGTTTTTGAAACCCCTAACGGAATTAGTGGGTGCAGCTGGGATGGCAAAAGTCAACCTGGCCGGTATGAACCTTGAGATGGATAACCTCACCGCTGGACAGAAAAACCTTATTAAGCAGACGGAGCGCAACTTAGCACTGTCAAAATTGCAGGGTGAGGAGCGTGCACGACTGCAGGCGCAATACGCAGCGGAGGACGCTGGGTTTGCGAAGGATGATCCACACGCCCTGCAGATGGAGCAGGATGCAGCGGCGACCTATCGTAACACCCAGGCACAGAAAACCCTCCAATCTGAGCAGAAAAAGGGGGTTTCGCAGGCCGAGTCCATTGCTCAGAAGCTGGAAAACCTCAAGCAGCAGGCAGAACTTGCCGCCGGATCAACGCAACAACTCAGCCGCGAGCAGGCCGTCCTCACCGCCCAACAATCTCTTGGCGCTGCTGCAACTCAAAAAGACCTCGAACTGGCCGGGCAGTACGCCGCTGCCAAGTGGGATACCGCCAACGCGCTTAAAGCCCAGGCTGCTGCAGAGAAACTTCTGCCGGAAGCGCGCGAAAATTCCAGCTATAAGCAGGATGTTGAGGATCTGAATACCGCCCTGGCTGCGAAGAAAATCAGTCAGGAGCAATACAATGAGACTTCAGAACGCCTGGAGGCCACGCACCAGAACAACCTCGCCAAAATCCGCGCGCAGCAGGCGGTCACGCCTCAGCAGGAAGCAGCAGGCGGAGTTGACCCGGTGCAGCAACTGGCGAACCAGCACACCCAGCAGTTGGCACTGATTCAGCAGTATGAG